CCCCGATCATTGATCTTCTCGTTCAAAACATAGACGGCCTGTTCGGCATCTGAAAACGGAACGATGCGATTGTCAGCCTCTTCCTCAGCCTCAACGTCGCCGATGCAGTAATCCATGAACTCGACCATGAGGGCAGGATCTTCATTCCAGATCGGTTCGCCATCTTTGAAGCCTTGCGGCAAAGATAAAAGCTGAATGAGCTGCCGACCACGTTTTGATTTCTTGTTGGTCAGATTGAGCGCGTCAGACAGACGATCCAGTGATCGAGGCAAAGACATGGCCGCTGCGGTTGCCGCAGTGCAGCGCCATTGCTCATAGGCAGGCTTTGGCCAGCCGTGACGGTCGCTCATGATCTTCCACCAGATCAAACGCTCAAAGGCGGCGTTATGTGCGGTAATCATGCCCCCAGCTTGAACATAAGCGGCCACATGCGGCGGGCAGGGTTCCTTGCGGAACCAACTATACATCTTGCCAAGTTCGCCGCCAGCAACTATCCAAGCGTCAACAGCTGAACCAGTCGAGTTCGCGCCCAATCTATAGGCAGCCAAAACAGCGTCCGTATGTATATCATCAGCATAAAGATAGACCCCTCGTGTCAGTAGATTTACAACGCCTCGTGTTTCCCAATCCCAATGCAGACTCATCTTCGTTTCTTCCTTCGATTTTTAAATTCCCAGTTCCTGCGCGCCTCTTCAGATGCTGCAACACTTGTACCGTTTACAGCGTCAAAGTCATGACGATGAACCATTGAGGGTGGAGGTTTATTTGGGGTAACAGTAATAACACAGCCGTTTTCCAGCACCGCCCAGACGTTGCCAACCGGGGCGTGTTTCGCTCCGATTTCAAGATAAGGCCGAGCCAGCTCCGCTAACTCGGCCTTCGCTGCGTTGATGTCCATACCGTACTGGCGCTCTAACCAGCGAATAACGGCATGATCGGTAACGACCACTTTCTTCATCCTGCCATCGCATCAATAAGGGCTGCTAATAAACCAGCGGCTGTGCCATCCGAATTACGGGAAGCACCAGCACTTGCTGTCTCTATAGGCATACCATATTGAAGCGCGAGCGACAACAAAAGCGCCATATCACAGGCTGCAATATCAATGTCCGATGCTCGACGTTTAGGGGATACAAACACTTCGGCAGGTGTTCCGGTTTTAAAGACGGAATACCCGCCAATGTATTCATTCCCATTAAAGTGAAAACTTACCAGTTCGCTCTGGCGGCGTTGAGGCAGGGATTTTCTTGTCATTTTCAATCTTTCTCGGTTACCAAACATCATTCAAGTCTGGTCGGTTCTTTTGCATCCAGAGCAGAAACATTACACAGCACATCGCATGGGCGGCGTGCGGTAAACCTGATTCCGGATCGACGATTTCGCCGTCAGCGATGGCCACAGTATGTCGAAGCGCTGCCGCAATCAACCGACTATGTGCCATACCGAGACGCCAATTATTTCGGCCATATTTTTTTGCACCGAAGGCCAAGACAGCGGCAGTTTGTTCAAGCGCATAACGATCAAGGAGATCCATTGGCACTTTGTCTTGGTCGAATTTGCTACCTTGGGCACTCATTCAAAAACTCCGTCAGTTCTATTTTTTATTATTTCGACATATTCTGAATTTAATTCAATTAAAATTGCATTTCGATTATTCCGTTTGGCTACAAGGCCGGTTGTTCCAGCGCCTCCAAATGGATCAAGCACTGTCCCACCTTCTGGGCATCCAGCGAGAATACATGGTTCAATTAGGTCTTGTGGAAATGTAGCAAAGTGAGCGCCTTTGAATGGCTTTGTAGTAACAGTCCAAACAGAACGTTTGTTACGCATTTCAGTATTTCCAACAGCTTTCATCGTTCCGTTTGTCTTAAATGGAACTCGATTGCTACCAACTTGAGCAGAAATATTTGGCTGAGTTAATCGAATAATCGAACTTGCAGCAACTGGTTCTTTAATCGCCTCATGATCAAAATAATATTTTGGTGATTTGGACAACAAGAATATATATTCATGTGCTTTGGTGCATCTGTCGGTAACTGATTCCGGCATTGGATTTGGCTTATGCCAAATAATATCCTGCCGTAAATACCAACCATCTGCTTGCAGAGCAAAAGCAACACGCCATGGGATGCCGATTAGGTCTTTGGGTTTACAATCAGGCGTTTTACTTTTTATCAAATTTCCGATGATTGTTCCGGCGCTTGTTGCTTGTTTTGATTGCAAATCAACGTTTGGTGACCCATCTCCATTTCTCCCTTTTCCACTTCCAGCATAGCTGTCACCAAGATTTAACCAAAGAGTTCCATCATCCCGCAAAACACGGCGCACTTCTCGAAAAACATTGACCAACTCTGACACAAATTCATCTGGTGTTGGCTCAAGCCCCATTTGTCCTGCATGGCCGTAGTCTCGCAATCCGAAATACGGCGGAGATGTAACGCATGTATGCACTGACTGATCTGGCAATGTTTTTAAAACATCGCGGCAGTCTCCATTAAGTATTTTTATTGTCATCTTCTATCTCACATTCGCAGTGCCACATGAGCACTGAATAAATTGACCATTCGCAGATAAACATCCAGCCTTGTTTAAGACGCATTTCAATCTGCGAATAGGGAACATTGCGGTATAGACCTTCGCGGGTCATAGCAATCCCCAACCTGTTATCCGTTTAATGGTTTATAATAAGTGAAATCAAAAACAAGTTTTTCATTTTCATATTTTCGATAACACCAAAATGAATTATATTGCCAACCTTTAATTATCATTTCTCTCTCTCAATTAAATATTGATCATAAAACATCCTAAGAGGCTTCAGAATCGTATCCATAAACGATTTGTCATATTTCACCGTCTCAAGTGATTCGCCCCGTGGTGCCCATTGATAAAAATCGCACCATGTCCGACCCATAATGTGCATTTGTAATTGCACCTGAGCATAATAATGCGTCTGCTGCTGCGCCGTTTTAAATTTAGGATCAGCCGAAGATCGCAATCCAAACGGACATTTGACCTCAATCAATCCATTGTTTTCAAGCAAACCGTCTGGGCTGCATCCCAGCCAATCCTCAAAAGTAAAAAATCCGCACTTTTGCACACGATTGCCCGTTTTTAATTCATATTGTTGAATGGCACCATCTTCATTAAATACGCCCCATTCAGTCGCAGCATTGCCAGTAAATTCATTTGGCAATCCTTTATATTCATTGACCATCCGGCGCATAACGTCGGACGGTTTTTGAAATGGTGACAATCCCAATATGCCACCAACCGCTGAGGCAGTAATTCTATATTTCCGTGCAGAATACCACTCTGGCGATCTTTGTTCCATTATTCATCCATTTAAAAGAGAAAACTCAGGGCGGCAATAAATTATAAAATCTATCACCGCCCTTACGTTGGAATGTTCACATCAGTAAGTCCACACAAACCGGTGCATGATATTCCACTTCATTATACTGTTGTAAAACAGTCTTTAATGTTAGTTACGAGGAAGGCTAACATTAAAAATTAGTCAGATTATTTTATGCGCCATCTGACCATTGGCGCATTTGCTCAACCCTCAAAAAGGAATATCGTCGTCAACAGGCTTTGCCTTCTTTGGTGCGGCGGCAGGAACATCAACCTTGCCAACTTTGGGCGAGACTGAAGCAATCCAGTTGCCAGAGGATTTATCGCCTTTGTCGTTTTTCATCTCCCAAATCTTCGTCAAAATAATCATGGGCTTATTGGTAAATGCACCAAGTGATTCGTCCGTAGGCGCACGACCCGCAGCCTTCAACTTTCCGCCTGTATTCGCGTCAATGGCTGACAACATTTTTAACGCCGTATCACGCTTTTTAGCGGGGTCTTTAGCGCGTGGGTCAGGATGCGTTGAAAACACCCACAATTTCTGAAACACCTTGCGGTTTTTATATTCAACAGGCTGCAATGCAGACCAGCGAAGCGAAACAAACTTATTTCCTTCACGATCCGTGTCGATCTTAGCTTCATCAATCACAGCTACAAGGCTCGTATTGTTTGGAATAGGCTCAAGATTTCCGCCCTCCATTTCAAACGAAGTTGTAGATTGTACTTCTTCGCCTGTGCTCAATTCCCAGAAATCACTCATTTTCTTCCCCTCACTTCAAAACTGAAATATAATCAACAAGCGGATTTTTGCCCGCCTCAACAATCAATGGCTCCGTAATGCCATAACGGTTTTTGCTCACATTAGCCGCAGTTGCATATGCAATCAGAACACGAGTTCCGTCCGAAATAGCCTTTTTGCGTTCTCCATCACCTGTTGTGAATGTTTCCAGCTTCAAAAAGCCAACAAGATCAACATCATCCACATACGCGGGCATTGATTTATCGTGCATACGCAAGGTATATCGCATATATGCGTCATCATCTGGCGGCTCAATGCGGCTGGTTTCAGCGTGGGCAATGAATACCGTGTGCATACCCTTACGATCCGCCAGTAAGCCCGCAGCTTTACGCAAACGCTGGTGTAATCCAGACACCGCATCTCGGCCAGCGCCGTAGCCGCCAAGAGCCTGCTGAATGCCACGGGGCTTCTTAGGATCAGTGTCCACTACATACTGAGTGAACATACGTTCCAGCGCCGTCACGCTATCAACTACAAGCGTCTGATAATCATGATCCTCATTTAATAGTGCTTTAACCTGCTCCCAAAGCTGGTCAACGGATGACAATACAGGAAATGCCTCTGGGCGATCTTCCTCTGGAATGGCCTGCAAACCATCCTCGGCGCGAATAAAAATAGGATTAGGAAACGTGGCCGCCAGTGTTGTCTTGCCCATACCGCCGTCACCGCATAACGTAATAATGACTGGCCGATTTTTAGGCTTACTGATATTTGCAAATTCACTCATTGAGTAACTCCTTCTTCTCTCAACGAACTTGACACTAATGGCGTTTCGTTGCATTGTCAACATACGAATTGTCATGAATGGAACATTTTAAATGGAATCTCCCTCAGATATTATCCGTCAGACTTACGACGAGCAGCTTGAGCGAATTAAAATAGCGTTAGCTGACAGGAACTTAGCTAAAGTTGCCAAGCAAACAATGCTGCATGAAAACACGGTTCGATCCATAGCTAATGGGTCAAATAAAATGCCGTCAATTACGACCATTGATGCTTTGGCAGGATATTTATTCAAATGAATTATAAAGATTTTTGGGAGGCGGGCTACCGCGTAATTGGCCTAAACAAAATAATAAAAAACAATTTATGTTCATGCGGACAGGCC